TAATCGTGTGTTACCGTATTTGAAGTCCATGTAGAACACAAGTCCTGAAGGAAGGTTCATTGGTTGGACTGATACGAAGTTCTTCGATGCGATTGAACCGAAGACCTTACGGACTAATGGAAGTGCGACACCTGACCATTGTTCACCAGTTGTGCCTGCACCGTTTGTTACTGATGCTTCTGAAAGAAGTTGTGATGCTTGGTTTTCAAGCATTACTGCCATACCTTGCTTTTCAGTTCCGTCAAGGCCTTCGAGAAGACCTGACTTTTCCCACTTGCCTGCAAGCTTGCGGGATTGTTCAACGATCACCTTATGTGCTTGGTTTGATTCGTTGATAAGATTCATTACGTCTGACATGCTTATCTCCTATGAGGTTATGAAATGATTCCTGCGAGTTGTTGTAAACGCTTAGCAACAGAGTTTTCTGCGATAATTTCTGGTGCTTGATTCTTTGGTGCTGTTGAAGGAGTTGCCTTACTTGCCAATCCTTCTGCGACAACCTTCTTTGTTGACTTGGTTGCCTTTACTACTTTTGCTGCTGAAGTTAATGTTTCGACCAAAACTGTGTAAACCATCTTGACTTCACGTACATTGGTTGCACGATCAAAGTTTTCTACGACCATGACCTTTTGTTCGTTGGTCAAACCTTCCTTACGGAAGATTTTGTTGGTGAACAACAATTTTGCGTTTAGAAGATTGACTTCGTTTAGTTTACCCCGGAGCATTTTCACCGCCTCACGATATTGTGCAAGTTCTGCCTTAACAGATGCCATTTCTTCGGAATGCTTTCTAGCTGCTGCTTGCTTGTCTGCATCGTCGGCTTCTAATTCACGTAGAATTGCTTCTAAATCAAGTTCTTCTTCACCTTCTTCTCCATGACCTTTATCACCTACTGGAGCTTCAGGAGCTGGTACTGATGGTGCTACTGGAGCTTCCTTTTCACCTTCCAACTTTGGTTCAGCTGGATCAGTGACAAACTTATTTACATCTGCGGCATCATGTGAACCTTCTGCGGTTCCGATGGCTGAAGTCTTTGCTGGGATTTCAGGTTTTGCCACACCAGCTTCTGGATCTTCGTCTGGATATGCTTCGTCGGTTTCTTCTTCTTCACCGTCATATCCCATTTCTTTTACCATTTCTTCTTCGTCTTCTTCATCACCATGAAGTGCCTTCATATCTTCTTCTAATTCTTTGATTACTTCATCAAGATCGAAATCTGCATCTGACCAATCATCATACCAATCGGTATCACTATCTGCTGGTGCTTCACCACTGGTATCATCATCTGCTGAATCAAATGCGTCATCTGATGGTTCCTTATTGTCACCTGTTCCAATTGCTGAACTATCTGCAAATTCACCACCTTCTGGTTCTGCGGTGTGTGGGTCAAGTTCCTTAGCAGCTTCGGTTTCCATAGGTTTCTTTTCTGCCTTTGGAGCTTCCTTTTCTGCTTCTGGTGCTTCCTTCTTTTCTACTTCCTTTTCTTCTTCATCTTCCATACCTTCTGCTTCTGCACGAAGTCTACGTGAAAGCATGGACTTGATTTGGGGTGTGAACGTTTCTTCTAATGAAAGCTTTGCATTTTCGATTGCAGTTTGACGAACTGCTTCTGCATCTGCGATTGCTTCCTTTAGGAGTCTGTTCGTAATTTCTACTTTTGCCATACTAGTACTCTCCTATGAGGATTGAATGACTATTAGAGTCATTAACAAATATATAATATACAACAAAATCACACCCCAATAGAGGTGTACTATTAAATATATATTAGTGTTTTTTTAAAAACATCAATTTTTAACTAGAATGTATTATTCTGTTTCTTCTGGGCTTTGCTCTCTTCACGCTTTCTTCTGCGGAGAGCATCTTGACGTTTCTTTTGGAGTCGTTTGGACTTCTTCAGATGAAACTCCTTCTTTTTCAAATCTTCCATCAATTCTGCTTTTTTAACCTGTTTAACAAATTGAGCTAGTGCTCTATCTAAATCAACCTGTTTATCACCTTTAACTTCAACGTACATACAACCTCCTAGTGTGTGACCATTTTATATGCAACTGCAATCATCCTATCCACTGATTCATTAATAAATGTTTTTTTGTTATCCTCAGACAATTTGTTGTAAACTGTTAATATTAGTTTTGCGTTAAATGCATCTAAATATTGTTCATCTATTTTTTGTGGAATACCTGATGTGGCTATTTCTTTTACAGCCTCTATTTTATTTTCCATGTTTGTGTGAAATCCCCAAGGGCCTACATTAAATATTTCAGGACGAACTTTTCTAAACTTTCTCATAAGTTCTCCTGCTTTTGCGTTTGCTTCGTTTTCTATATCAGATCCATCTTCACCATTTAATTCTTTACCATCTTCGCGTTGTTTATGGTGAACCAATTCATGTGCTAATGTACGAAGTACATCTATAGGATGACGTTGGCCTTTTACCACAACAACTTCATCTGTTGATGGATTATAAGTTCCAAAAGTTAAATGTTGTGCAGAATAATCATCACCCTCAAATTTAATATTCTTGGGTAATGATTTTAATCCTAATTCTTTTACAGTAAATTTAACAAATTCCTTCACTAGTTTCATTTTACTTCACTTAAGAAATCGTAAATGAGTGAATCAATACGAGAATACGGAGTGATAACTTGTGAACTCTTATTTTCATTAATAAAAGCACCGTGAGTACTTGGATTACTGACGATATCAAAACATACTAATGAAAAATCATCTTGTACTTCAACCGTGCCTTCTCCCATCTGACGAACTGACCCCATACCACGGGACGAAACACCAAGTCGAATATTATTTTTAATAAGTTCACGAACAATATTACCTGATGGGGTGGAAAGAATTTCAATATTTCCACGAACATCTCTTCCTTCAAACCAAAGTTCAGTAACATTACAACAGACGTTTTTTAAGTTAACTACTGGACTTTCTGGATGATCTAACTCACCTAATGCGCGACGTTGTACAACAAAGTTTTCTTTATATAATCCAGCTTCACGTTGTAAAACTTCTTGAGGATATATTCTACCATTTTGATTTTTAGTTTCAGCACGTTGAAGAAGAACATTTTTTAACATAAGTGGTTTAGTGACATCTGCCGCTTCTGCTAATAAATCTTTTCCATATTCAATTACATTATATTCAACTAATAAATTTTTCATATTACTTTCCTCTGATGTCCCGTACTTTACCGGCGAGGTGAAGTAACCGTGCTTCCAATTTCAACAATCCTTGTTGTGTTCTACGATATAATGACTCACTGGAAATTCCAGACTCATGTTGTAATCGACTATTCATACGAAGAATTCTATCGACTTCTTCAAGATTTTTATTGACTTCCGATATTGCTTTTGCAATCTTTTTGGTTGGAGATGCACTTTCATCTTTCTTATATTCATGATATCTCATTTTTGCTTCTGCTAAACTTTCAAGTTTATCTGCTGGACGATTTAAATCTTGTTGACCGCGAGGAGTAAGTTTCATACCGAGTTGGGTTGCGATACCCTTCTTACGTGCTTTATTTTTAGCAATATTTCCCTGAAATGCCATGGGGATGTTATATCCTGCAACATCACCCGTGGTAGTCATTTCATTTAATTCTTCTTCAAGAATTTCTCGTACTATTTTTTTGAGTAAGTTATCATTAATCATAGTTCCTTTAACTCCTTTACAATTTCATATCCTATGAGCATTGCGGTCATATGATTTTCTTTAATAATTTGAGCGGTTTTGATTCTTTCTAACTGAGCAATTACTTCTGATAGTTTAATTCTTACCACTTTGTCTTTTACTTTTTTAGACAGACCTAACAATTCCTTGGCCAATCTGTGGCTTTCGGTTTGTGTATATGTCTTCAACTTTGAAGTATTAGAAATGTTATAGATATATTCTTGAAGAAGTTTCTTTTGAACTTCATCTAATCCCTTATATTTTTCATTAAAACGTTCAATTAAAATCTTATATGCTAAGAATCGAATGTCATCTTCTTGACTACGAATCACTTTAGCTAATTCAGTACTCTCTTTAATTACTTTATTTGACATTTTCCCAGATAAATGTTCTACAATGGTAAATTGACTATTTGCCAATTCTTCTATTGTTGTAGTGTCATTTATACCATTTATCGCTGCATCAAAATTCTTGTAGATAGAAGCGTAAATCTTGTATGATGGGATACGAGCTGCGAAGAATTCTTTTAAATCAAAATTGTTTTTAATTTCTTTAATTAAAAGATATTTTTGAGTATTTAATTCATTTTGATCAAGATTCTTACGTTGTTCGGTGACCAATCGTAATAATTGAAACGCCTTTTGTTCTGATAGATTTTGGACATTGAAGAATGCACGATATAGCATTAACTCTTTTCCCAATTCCTTTTTGGAATTAAAGAATTCTCTCATTAGTTTTACAGCAACACCGTCCTTCTTATTTTCCAATACATCGGACGTAATTTGTCGTGCTAGAAGTTCAAATAGAAGTCCAGTGTTACGTAGCTTATTGTGCTTAATGCTTGGTTTCATATAAAATATCCGCCAAAGTGAATAAAATACCACTCATATATTAAATAGTATGTAATTTTTTAGTCCGTTAGTTTTGTGTCAATATCTAAGATATTTTCTTCGCTTAATATACTGGATGTTTTAGTGGTAGTTTGTGACTTTAGTTGTTTAATAAGATTACTTATTTCAGTATTTTCAAGAGAAAGTGGTGACTTTCTTGTTGGTTTACGTCTTTGAATACGTCCTTTTAATGCATCCATGTTTTCTTTATGTCCTAATGGATCTCTGCCACGCGGATGACTGTCTTGCCCAAATGACATTCCCTTACGTGGACGACCCATTTTAGCTTCTTCTAGTTCTTCGTCCGAAACATCAATTTCATCTTCTGGTTCGGCACCCATAGTATCTAGTGTCGCTAAAACCTTATCTATCGAATCTAAAGGTTCTTTTTGTTGTGAATCCGCGGCTCCTTCTGGCGGAGCTTCTCCTTCTGGTGGTGCTGCCTCTGGTTCAGGAGTTGGTGCGCCTGGTTGCCCCTCTGGTTGTGGTGGTTGTGATGCTTGTTGTGCTTTTGCATCTACCGTTGCAACCCATTCTACATCTTTAGCCACCATCACCTGTTCTTCTCTCGCATTTTCTTGAGAAATATTAAGAACATTATGGTAAATCCACGAACGTGACATAAATTTACTATCTGCAACGTCCTTTGCTAATTGAACCTTTTCTTTCCATAGATTTAATTTTTCTTGTTCGAAAATAACTGATGGACTTGACATCTCTAATTCAAAATCTATAAGATCTTCATCTGTGTATCCTTGGACATATAAATGAATGATTGCAATCTTGGTAAGTTCAGATACCATAATACGTTGAATACGTTCAATGGTACGTGCGAAACGAACATCTTGTGCTGCCAAGGTTGCTTTCCCACTAATGTCTTCTTCATATCCTAAAAAGGCTTTGGGTACTTTAAACGCGGCCATTAACTTATTACGGAGATATTCAATATCTTCTATGGCATTAAACTGTAATCCTGGTAGGTTTTGAATATCTGTACCAGAATCTTTTCCACGTACTGGAAGATAAAAATCCTCGGTGATGTTCATCATATTGTATCGAAGATTGTAATCACCAGTCTTTGGGTCAACCAACGGTGTCTTTTTCATACGGTCAATGATACGTTGCATATGCGTATCAATTTCTGCAGGTGGGATATTTCCAATATCCACCAAAACTTTACGTTTGTCAGGTGCACGCATGATACGATGAATTAACATCGCGTCTTCCATCAATTGAAGTTGCTTCCAGATACGACGACCACCTTCAATCATTGCCTTACCATATGGAAGGAAATTGGTGTCCGAAAGGAGACGGAAGTGCGCCACTTCATAATTTTCAAGTTCTTTCTTACCTAATGCTAAAAAGTCATTTTCAACTTTAAACTTTACTGAGAAAGGATTGTTTGGGTCTGCACCTTCAATACGAATAGTTTCATAAACAGAGAGTGGAATTACATTTACTACACCATACTCTGGGTCGATGTCTAGGAATAAAAAGAAATCTCCATACTTAGCCATGTTTCTGACCCATGGCCAGAGATTGAATTCAACATTCAATATATCATAAAATAAGTTATGGAGAATATCTTGGATATGTTCGTTTTTTGAGCGGATACTTAGTACTTGACCAAATTCATCTTTAACTGTTGATTCGTCTGAGTAAATATCTAACACAGATGATATGATAGGATCGTTATCCATCATATCATAATCACGGAACAGTTGTAATCGTGATCCTTGGAATGCTGCTGCGGATTCATATCGTCCGTGAGCAGACCCATATCCACCTGTCATGGACGAATAAACACGATGATACCGATCAATACCCCGTCTGTTGATAAACGATTGAATATTGTCGGTATCTGCGACTCTTAACTTCTTTCCACCTACATTTCGGACAACTGTGTTTGTTGAGAACAGTTTCCGTAGGCGACCAAATATACTAGTATCTGCCATAACCCCTCACTTAAATGAGTACGGTGTCAAGTGCTGTCGCTAATGGCCAGCAATCAACATCTTTATTATCTTCTGCAATATCTTCTGCGATTAATTTAAATTCCGCTACTTTACCTTTTAGTACAACTTCTAGTAATGCCCATTGATCTGCATTAAAGATAGTGTATGGCATACCATTCAGCATTTCTGCTAATTGTCTCAATTCAACATACACTTCTGCAAGCTTCTTTTGGTCGGCTTCTTTAAGTTGTGGTGCAAGATTTTCCAATACTGCTTCTACACGCATCAATTGAACTCTACGTGGAACTTGACTGGTAACTTCGTTAAGTAAATCTTTTAATTGTGCCATCTTATTTCTCCGAGTCTAATGCTTTACGCATTTTCTTAACATCTTTTGGTTTTGGTGCAGCATTTATACCACCACTTGGTGACACTAATCCAACCGATGGAGCGCCATCCTCCTTTGTATAAGTATCGGTCTTTTTTGAGGTTCTATGGTTTTTTAGTTTTAAAAGAATCTTTTCAGTTTCTCTCATAGAACTACCCATCAATAAATCAGCGGCGGTTAATTTTTTACTCATATTATTTTTCCAGTTGTTCTAATTCTACTGTATATGTTGTATGTCGTAATTTGTCTGTTTCATCTTGAAAAATTTCTCGTTCAGTAATACTAGATACTTTATATTTAGATGACGCCAATACTACTTCTGTTTCGTATTTATACGCAACATTTTGAGAAACTTCCGACAGATGTACTCCACGGAATCCTTTTTTTGGAGGTAATAATTTAAAGACAATAGACTTTACAGGGTCATTAAATCTTGCAAATTTTATAGCGATACCTAAATCTGGACTAAACGAGGACGGTGGTAATTCTACTGTACCGGACTGAAGTTGGTCCATGAGTTGTTTAAACAGTACAAGTTGACCCTCTCCAGTCGATGGTGATGTAAAAAAATGAAATGCGCGATACAATACATCTACTGATGTTATTCGTAAGTTGTTATTTTCAATAAGTGCATCAAATGTTTTCCATACAGTATTTCTTCTAGCTTCAGTTTCATTGAATATTTGACTGTCAAGCCAAGTTCCTATAGAACCTTCTGTTATAGAAAACCTAGGTTTTTCTGATGCGGCTAATTCTTGACGTATTGTTTCGTGAATCAGTTGTCCGTGTGTACGTGCTTCTTGTTCTACTGCTTTTGGTAATAACCAACCCGAAGGATTGTAAGTTGTACCAAGTAATTCTGCATATTCTTGATTACGTTGTTTGTTTCTTTCTACAGTAGCGCCACTTGACAGTTTGTCAGGAGCAACTATTGGTACTAACGGTTCACCTTTTTGAATTTCAATTCTTCCAGTTCCAAGCATTAAACCAGTTGACGTTTGTGACCCCGGACCTGTAGTACCTTTTGGTACACGGATTATATTGGGGTCAGTTTCTATTCCTGCCGCAACAAACTTTCCATTAACCACTTTACCCGCGTATGTATTACCGATGTACCATACACCACCACGACTTACCGCGCTAAGAGGAATTCCAATCTTTCTTTTTTCTTCTTCACTATATTCATTTAACTTTTTTTTTTCTACGTACTTCTTTAGTAATGTATAATAATTTGGTTTCTCTGTCAAGTGTGCAGCTGCTATTTTTGCTGTTTTGACCACATTTCCATTAGTCACATCTTGATGTTCCATTTCTACATTCATTCCCATATGGAACTCTTCTGGATTGAATGTATATCCCATTTTCTTTAATATAGCGTCAGATATCTTTCTGGAGACTTTCATATTACCACTTCCGACACGACCAATATCTTGCCTTGGTACGTGGACCTGGGTTATCACAATTGTGACGAGCTCTAAATGACTTACGGCGAGCTGGATTTGACTTCTTAATTCTCATGTTTGGGTCACCGAAGTTGACCTTCTTAACATTACCACTACTTGGGTCTTTCACAAACACTTTGAATTTTTTTACATCGCCACGCATTGGTTTTCCAAGAGGAACCTTACGACCGTGATATTCGGCTTCTTCTAGTGGTTTACCTGCCGCCCGTACAATTTCAGTGGCAAGGCAGCGTGGACAAAAATCTTCAATGATATCTTCTTCGTTAATAGGTACACAATTAGGGACCATCTTTCCACCCTTATCTTTCATCCCAACTTGTTTGTATCCTTCCCAACAGGCTTCATTTAAGTTTTCCATATCATTCTTCCTTTTTCTTAAATGTGGATACCATTGTTGGTTTTCCACCTGGATTTCCTGCCTTTCTCTTACGGACAACTGCTGACCGCTTTTCACCTTTACTCATTGCTGCTGCAGAACGAGCTGGTCTGCACTTTGGATATTTTGCTGACCCACCCTTACGTTCCTTACTACCAGCAGAAGCTCCACACGGTGGATGTTTACCGGTCTTAGGGTCTTTACGAGAAATGTCTACCCACTTTTGACGAAGCCACTTACCAAGTTCTCCTTTGGTCTTTGTTTTTTCGTCAAGGTCAATAGACACTTCTACAAGTAAATCAGCGAATCGTATCATACTGGTTTGGATTTGGTTTTACCACCACGCTTTCGCTTTCTGCGACCAGCGCAATGGGCTCGTTGGCTGAAACCTTTTGGGTTACTACAGTCAATAGACTTTTTATATTTCTTAGTCCAAGTTTCTGGAATAAGGTCTACTAATTTAATCACTTCTTTCCCTTCTTCCACCCACCACCCATACTCTTGTACTTCTTTGCTGCCCAGAGATTAGCGTATGCCGATGGGTAGACCTTGAACTTAGAACGAGCTGCTGCCTTTGCTTTTGCCCACTTATCTGGACTGGTTGGGATGTTACGTTCCAATATATCACTGATACGAGCCGACCGAACTGCTAAATCTTTTGGGTCATCTGACGCAGTGTTTCCTGTTTGAGTCTCTCCATCAAAATCGTCTTTTGTGGCATCAAACCCACCCCAAGGATATTCTTCTTTTAAATTAGAGAAAAAATCTTTGTATTCCATATTACTTAAGAAACTTTAACTTGTAAATTGTACTGGAGATTAATCCAGCTATTTCATCTATGGTGTTGTTTAATTCACCGTCCTGCGGTAGTTGACCACGGATTTCGTCTACGAACTTTTGAAGTCCCATAAAGTAACTAAGTGCCGAATCATCTTCTAGGATTGTATTGGTTGGCATATAGCCCTTTAAGATACCATATCGGCCTTGGTAGGATTCAACATAGGTATCAATTAGGTCTACGATATCTTCATAGTATCCCTGTAGTGCTTTATGTGCGGCGAATGAAGGAGTTTGAAGATGAAAAATATGTGCTTGTTCTCTGCTAGAAAGTAAAAGAGAAACAAATTTAGCTACTTGATTCATGCTTATTCTCCGTCCTTCTTACTTTCTTTT